TCTCAAAAATCCACAAGGCGGAATTAGATCAGAAACAAATCAAAAGTTATACGAGCAAGATGAGCAAATATTTAGAAACACACTTAATTATAAAGACAAAAAGATTGTAGTGCTTAACTGCGGTATGGGCGATCATATTGTATTTAGTCATGTCATGCCTGATTTAAAAAATACAGAAGTGTTTACTTGCTATCCTGAAATAGTGCCAGGCAAATCAATAGCGGAAGCAAGAGCTTTATTTGGTGATATAGATCAATGGAGTATTTATAAAAAGATGGCGCAATGGAATTGGACAGGAACTTTAGAAAACGCTTATAGAAAATTATATTTATGATTATTATTAGTCCTTATTCTAAAGCTTTAAGAAATGGAAAGACTAATCCAAAGAATTATCCTTATTGGAAAGAACTCATTAGACTAATTAAAGAACCTATAGTTCAAGTTGGCATAGAAGGTGAAGAACAATTAGTCGATGATTTTAGAAAGAATTTATCGCTATCCGAATTGCGTTTGCTTGTTAATGAGTGCAAGACATGGATATCTTGCGATTCTTTTTTTCAACATTTAGGTTGGGATTGTAAAAAATATGGTATAGTTCTATGGTCTGTTTCTGATCCTTTAATATTTGGACATCCTGAAAATATCAATCTTTTAAAGGATCGGAATAATTTGGTTCAAAACCAATTCTTATGGTGGGAACAAACGGAACATGATGCAAATAAATTTGTCAGTCCTGAAATGGTGATAGAAAGTTTAAATGCAAGATTCCTATGAAACCATCGATGACATCTTCGACTTTCTACAAAATAAAACAATCAAAGATATTGGCTCTGATTACTACGATGGTAAAAATTATTTGGTTATTTTACTATCTTGTGGCTCTATCTGCTATATATCTTCTAGCGACAATCTTTTCGCTGCTCTCGAACGCAATATTATTAATTAGTAGAAAGAAATAACATGGATATGCAAGAACACACGAAGCATGTATTAGATACAGTTTCGGGAATTACGGCTTTTGGCGCAATAATGAAATTCTTACCTGCCATTGCAGCGCTTCTATCAATAGTTTGGTATTGCATTAGAATCTATGAATGGGCGCGCTCTAAAATTAAAAAATAGATTATGCCATTAAAAAATAAGAGTAATAGATGTCAATATTTAAGAGATTGGAAAGCAAACAATCGAGAAAAGAATTTATTCCAACAAGCCCTCTACCGCTCCAAAATGAAAAAAATTCCGTTTGATATAGAAGTATCAGACATTATAATTCCTGAAATATGTCCCATTTTGGGATTGCCTTTAAAAAAATCAATTGATGGAAACAGAGATTTTAGCCCTAGCCTTGATAGAATAGATAATTCTAAAGGTTACACAAAAGGCAATATTCAAGTCATATCATCTAAAGCTAATACCATGAAACACAATGCTGATGAAGCAGATTTAATTAACTTTTCTAATTGGGTGAAAGAAAATTATGGCAAGTAAATATAGCGAAGCTGGAAAGGGATCAACTCCAAAACTTAAAGAAAAAAAGAAGTTTGATAATGGTTGGGATAGGATTTGGGGTTCTAAAGAAAATCATAAAGAAGATAGTGTTTTTTATGATTCTGATGAAACTGTATGCTGGGATGAAGATAAAGCCAATATTATAGGTATTAATTCAGAAGGCGATCACTACATTAAATAAAAAAGGGGCAATTAAGCCCCTTTAGTTTTATTACTTATTCATAACATACATCGTTACTTCAAAGCCAAATCTCATTTCTTGAGCTGAAGGTGTAGTCCACATAATAAACTCCTTAATTAATAAATATTGCCATTTAATTATGAGTTATATAAAGACTTATGCCATCAGTAAAATCATTAAAATGGAAGGTCAGCTTTACTTTCTGATCCTGCACCATCTTTAGGTTGAGGTTCTCTCATTGTTACCCAGCCGTCAAAATTGACAGGGATAGATTCAATAAGAAGTGAAGTGCCGCCTTGTTTATTAGACATTGCCACACCGACTTTAGTCCAGCGAGCTTTTGTTTCGCCATCTTTGTTTACATACTCGCCTGTTTTAGCGATTAAATCATGGGTTATTGCCATTTTGTATTTCCTTTAAGTTATTTACGATAGTTTCTATTTCAGACAAAAAGGCGATCACCGCATTCTGCATGTTATTAATATATTCATCATCTCGATAAATACGCTTTACGAATCCTTGTAAATGATCGGGCATTTCAGGATCATAGGATACAAGGTCGCAAAATTCTCTTTTTTCATTTCCATTAGAACCAGGCACGCAAGCCAATTGCCACATTACTTGGTCATAATATTGTTCTAATTGTTTACCGCCTGTTAAGATATTATCTAAATGGTTTTCAGGGTTAGGTATCTTGATTTCAATCAAAGAATTGGTTGCATCAACTAATCCATCAGGCGAACATTGACCGCCATCAATAGATGGGTGTAGAACGATTGCTACCTGATCCACAAAGGTATTATATTTAACTTCATACCATGCCCTAGCCATAGGTTCTAAATCGATTCCTCGTTGCATTGCGGGGGTTTTATAGGTATCTAATTTGCGCCCTGTCAATCTTTCCCTAATCAATTCATTCTTATACTTTCTTTTAGTTAAAGATTCAGCGCCACCTCGACCTTCGGTTAAAAGATCAGATATTCTTGATCCACCGATTTTGCCAATTCGAAGCGCTTGCCATTCGGGGCTGCCTTGTTCTATACCTTTTATTATTCTATCCATTTAATTTTAAGTTCCTATAAGTTACGCCATCGTGCCATTGTTGGTCGGTTGATTTGTCATAAAAATTTATTACTTGATCGGGATGAAGAAGTAAAGGCTTATGATCTTTAAAACAAAAAGCATAAAGCAAAGGGCATTTTTCAGAGCTATACCATTCCATAAACATTGGAAGCATTTTAATTTCTGAAGCTTTAATATTGGCAGTTCCCTTTACCATTATTAACCCAGCCTTACCATTATTGTTAATATAAAAATCAGGCATATTTCTAATAAAAGTATTTAAGTCATAAAAGTTAGGAATTGGATCATTCTTTTCATCAAAGCCTAATCGCCTATAAAAATACCCTTTAGATTGACAATGACTTTCAAATAATACTTCCGCTATATTGACGACATTATTTCTTTCTTTATAAGAATAAGCGCCATTCATAGTCTTTGATTCTTTAGTTTGCCATAAAGTGGGGCTAGGATATATTTATCACCCAGCTCTCTTTTAAGCATTTCCACCTTTGTTTTGCGAGCTTCTATTGCCATAAGTTCTGAATCTAAATACTTTAGTTCAACACCAAAAAAATTAGAGTTTCTTAATCCGTCAATCATAGCTCCGCCTTTCTTTTATCTTTAGCTTCAATAACCATTTTAGATAAAGTTCGATCATTCTTAACTTCACCCATCACAAAATTATAATTTGCCTGGAGTTCTTCTAATGATTGTGATTGAGCAATTCTTTGAAGATAATCTGCCGCATTAAGAGCTGCGGATTGACCATCGTCATCATCAGCATAAAGAGCGCAAAGACTAGATATAGAATATCTGCGAATATAACTAATTGCAGAACCTAATCCTTGTGGATCTTGTTTCTGAATAGGACAGACGGCAGTATCCTCAATCCATTCACCCGAGCTATGGAGTAATCGAGTAGTTAAATGAAGTTTATTGTCGTCTGATGGGCTTAAAGATTGCAAAATAGCAATACCATTATCATTAAGTGGCTTCTTAACCGCTTCAATAACTGAATTAATATTTGCATACTTGGATTTAAAATGAGGGTTAGTAGAATCTTTAGCGGCAAATCTAATTTCTTTTTGCGCGGATACTAAAGCTTCAGCTATCTGTTTGATGCTTTCGGATGTTTTCATCTTGTTTTGTCCTAAAAAGTTTCGTTAAATTACATGCGATATTGTATCTTCATAAGCCCATTTAGCAAAGCTATTTGTTTCATAGTTTTCAGCTATAAACTTTGCAACACTTTTAATTTCAGCATCGTATAAATCTTTAATGCGACCAATCTTATCGTCTTCGCGATCATAGATAATATTTTTTACTTGATTCTGAATTGTAAGGTCTTCATAAAAATCCGAAAATCTTTCAGCATTAAAAGTAATATGATACTCAATAAGCTCTTGTAAAGAGATATGAGGTTCTAGGTCTAAAAAATCAGGATCAGGATTCATCATGGTGCGAATATGAATCTTGTGTTGCATTTCTCGTTGCTGGTCAGCCATATTAGCTCCCGTAACTTGTTGATTTATGGGTATTTTAAACCCATCTTCTTGTTTTGGCAACATTTATTTACCCATCCAATCCATAACCAT